TATGGTGTAGACCACGCACTATAACCATTCATATAACCGTGATTTTCCCATTCTTCTATATGACACCACTTTGCTCCTACATTATCACAATACCACTGGTATGACTCTTTTATATAACCATCTTCCTCATACTCTCTAGCAATATTACTCATAAAAGGTTGTTCGTGAATATCTACTAGTTCTTGATACTTTATAGCAGGTTCGCCCTCATTCCAATGTGGTCTTTCGTGTTCTTCACTTTTGAACAATGTATCCCATTGTTCGTCAGTTAAACCTTCTACGCTTAAATTAAAATATACATGATTTGCCATTATAACATTCTCCCTAAAATAAATACTTGTAAAACTAATACTAGAATTGGTACTACAGTCCTTACAAGTTCCAGACTATGTTTATACTTACTCAACTCCTGCTCTAATTTGGTTTGCGTTTTCTTCTTTGCCATTATATATCCCCCTGCTCACGCACTTCACTTCTTACTACTTCAAAACCATTAGGATATCGTTTTTCTAACTTCCTAATGTTTTCATCCATTACTTCATCAGGTGTGAAACCTAATGCTTTACAACCCTGAACCCAATACCAAAGTACATCGCCCAGTTCTCTTTTCATGTGGAAAATCTCATCATTTGAGAACTTACTATCTGCCTGAAATACTTTCTTTTTAACTACTTCAGCAAACTCTCCACTTTCTGCCATCATACCTATCAATGCAGTCATTAGTCTTGCCATATCTATTTCTTGGTCGACTACTTCACCATCTACTGTTGAGTGATTTCCTCGTAGGTATTCTACTCTATCACACATTTTGGTAGTATCTTTACTTACTGCTGAGGTACAACTATCTACAAATCTAGCATAATCATTTATCTTACTCACGCTACACCTCCTGATATATCAGATATGAACTTCTCCATCTTTTGAATTGCTTCCATATCTTTTTTGAGTATGAGTTCATCATCTCTTACTATATTGCCGTCCTCTAACTCTATCCACATATGTTTACAGTTTCTTGTTGGTGACTCCCAATGTGGAAACTTACGTTTAGTGTCTAAAGGGTAGTTAATGGACTTTATCTTACTACCATTTGCTTCCATGCCTACTGCATAGTGTCTATTATATTTATTTGCCAATGTCTTTCACTTCTCCTTTAGGTATCACTTGATATGCACCCTTGTTATAAGCAATCGATACCGTGTACTGCTTACTGATGTCTGCTTTGAATGAGTTATCCTTAGGCACAGTATATTCTCCAACTGCTGCACTTGGATATGTTTTCTCATCACTTTTAAACTGTTTGTTTGCGACTTTATTAAAATTAGGTGTCGCTTTTTTACTTGTATAAAGGTGTTTTACCTTTCTTTTACGACCAAATTGGTCATACATCATACTACCTTTTTTCACTATCTTCTCCTAAATTGATGTTCACACCGTAGAGTATACCTAATCTATGTAGCATTTGCTCATACTCAAAGGTCAACTCTACTATGTGACTGTTTATTGCTTCCAAGTCGTCTAAACACAACTTGATTTCTTCCTCATGCCTCTGCAGTTCCTCTTTGAGGTTGTCTGCTTCGGTCTTTGTTGGGAAAGGAATTACTTTACCCACGCCAGTCGTCCTTGTTATTAAAGTACATATATACTAAGAACATTGCGACTAGAATTAATACTGTTAAGTCCATATCGCCCCCACTAGCATTATAATTAATGCTGTATAACCGAACAGTAGTAGGAACCAATCTACAGAGTCAGAACTATCGAAGGGTTCCCAAATTGCATCAAGTAATTTCCTCATCTCCCCTGTCCTCTGTATTTTTTGAACGAACGCTTCTTGTTTTTGTTCATATTTAAACTAATTCTTCTATGTGAGTCACCTTGTGAAGTTTTCTTCACTATGCTTACGTGTGCTGCTTTGCCTCCCCACTTCATGACTGCACCTCAGGACTTACCCACTCTATTTTGATACCTCTGCGGACTAGTTCGTTTAGACACTTCTGTCTCACTTTAGGTTTCATGTTTGAACCTCTGTCGTTGATGTACTCAAACAACTCTTGTTTTGGTGTGTTTTTGAGGTAAAAGTGTTCCACAGGTAATTTACTTGCTGGAACTCCTCTGATATATTTTTTTGCACTTGCTTTAAACTTTGCTGGCATAATGTACTCCTGTATTGTATTGTTAAACTTGGGGCAGTCCACAACTCTGCCGTGCACGTTCTGGCGTGACCACCACACTCATTCAGTTAGGAAAATGTGGTTTCCTTTTCTTTTCATACATATATTATACTGGATTTTAACTGACTTGTCAAGAACTATTTTTAAATAGGTAGAAAAGTTTGATGTTAACTTTTGTAAGACAAAAAAATGGGAAGTAATTGTTGGCGTTGCCCAAACTTACTTCCCATCCAAAGTTTTTGTTTTTTAAAGTGGTCGTGTTGGAATTACTCACGAACCTGTCCACTGTGTAGCTAGAGGCGAAGGATATTACGAACTTCAATCTACGACTTTCGTCTATGGTATACTGCTCATTTCGCAACGCTTATCTACT